TCCAAACTCTGATATTAATCCTTTCTTTTTTGTACCAGAATTAGATAAAGAAGAACTAATCCTTAAAGAGATTGATTCTGATTTCTCTACAGAAGATGAGGATATACATATTGCATTAAAGTTTTGTGAAAGAATGTATGCTACTCCAACATCTAGAGCATACAAAGGAATCGCATCTATGTTAGATAGACTTGGTAGATATATGGAAACTACAAGTATAACAGATGGTAGAGATGGTAATTTAACAGCATTAGTAAATGCTGCTAAGAATTACGAAGCTGTAAGAGCTTCATTTAAGGGTGCCTATAAAGATCTACAAGAAGAACAAAAAAGTCACGTGCGTGGGGGTATAGGCTTATCCTATGACCAAGAATAATATATGAGTTATATAGATATACCAACATTTGAAAATAATGAATATAGTATAACTTCTTTTGATACAAGAGAAGACTATAAAAACTTTGTTCTTTCCTTATTTAGGGAACCTGGTAAATATGAATTTGATGAAACATCAGATAGTTTTAATACAGAGTCTAAAAGATTTAATGAATTAGGATTTTATTGTGCTTCACCATTAAGGAGTAAAGACTATAAAACTTACTGGGATGATCAGAAAGATAAATGTAGAAAAGGTGTAATCTATAAGAATGGAGATAAGACTTGGTATATTACCAGAGATTACTACATGTGGTTAAACTTTCTACCAATCTTTGATAAAGAAGAACAAAAGTTTGGTTTTGCTAAAGTAAGGGATGCCCAATATCATATGGCTCTCTATGAGATACTTGCAGAATTACATTATAAACATTGTGCTATTCTAAAGAAAAGACAGATTGCTAGTTCTTATTTCCATTGTGCTAAAATTATAAATCAGATTTGGTTTGAAGAAGGGGTAACATTAAAGATAGGTGCTGAACTAAAAGATTATATAAATGAAAAAGGTTCCTGGGCTTTCTTTAATGAATATAGAAACTTCTTGAATGGACACACTGGATGGTATAGACCATTTACTCCAGATAAAGTATTAAACTGGGAACAGAAGATTTCTGTTAGACAGAATAATCAAGATGTTACAAAAGGTTTAAAAGGACGTCTAATAGGTTTATCATTTGATAAGAATCCTACGAATGGTGTAGGGGGTCCAGTTAAATACTTCTTTCATGAAGAAGCAGGTATTGCTCCTAAGATGAATGTAACATATGAGTTCATTAGACCAGCAATGGGTTCTGGATTTATAACAACTGGGACATTTATTGCAGCAGGATCTGTTGGAGATTTAGATCAATGTGAACCTTTAAAGGAATTAATTTATAATCCTGATGTAAATGATATATATAGCGTTGAAACAGACTTACTTGATGATAAGGGAACTATTGGTAGATCTGGTTTGTTTATCCCTGAACAATGGTCAATGCCTCCTTATATTGATGAATTTGGCAACTCGTTAGTAGAAGAAGCATTAATTGCATTAGATGAACAATTTGAGAAATGGAAAAAAGAACTTGAGCCTGAGCAGTATCAATTAAGGATATCACAGAGACCAAGAAATATTGCAGAAGCTTTTGCAGCAAGAAAAGAATCTAAATTTCCTGTGCATCTAGTTACTGCACAAACAAGGAGAATAGAAGATAAAGAATATCCATATGAACTATTAGATTTAGAGAGAGATGCAGAGGGTAAAATCTTTGCTGAAGTATCTAGAAGAGTTCCTATTAAACATTTTCCTATAAAGAAAACAGAAGATGATAAGGAAGGTGCATTTCAAGTTTGGGAAAGACCTAAAAAGGATCCAACATTTGGAATGTATTATGCTTCCATTGACCCCGTATCAGAAGGTAAGACTACAACATCAGAATCATTATGTTCTATTTATGTATATAAAGCACCAGTTGAGGTAGTTAGAGAAACATCTAGTGGTAAAGAAACATACTTTGAAAAAGATAAAATAGTTGCAGCGTGGTGTGGTAGATATGATGATCTAAGTAAAACACATGAAAAGTTAGAATTAATAATTGAATGGTATAATGCATGGACTATTGTAGAGAATAATATTTCATTATTTATACAATACATGATAGAAAAAAGAAAACAGAAATATCTTGTACCAAAAAATCAGATACTATTCCTAAAGGATCTTGGAGCTAATGCTAACGTTTTCCAGGAGTATGGTTGGAAGAATACTGGTATATTATTTAAGTCCCATTTGTTATCATATTTAATTCAATTCTTAACAGAAGAGATTGATCATGAGACTAAACCAGATGGTACAATTGTAAAAACCACCTATGGAATTGAAAGAATTCCAGATAAAATGGCAATGGTTGAAATGCTAGCATATAGAGATGGATTAAACGTTGACCGTTTAGTATCTTTAGCTGCATTAATATCATTTGCAAGAATACAAATTTCTAATAGAGGATTTACTAGAAAGTATGAAACAGATGAATCTGTTAAGTTGCAGAATTCAAATAATTTGTATAAATTAAATAGTAACCCTTTTAAGTTTATTGGAAATTCTAAACAACCATTTGGTGGGCAAAAAATGAAGAGAAATCCATTTAAAAATTTTAGATAATGATAACTAAAAACCAAACTAAAATCCAAATTGTAAAAGAGTTACTTGATAAAAAACAAATAACATTTGAACAATGTTTAATCTTATTAGAAGAACCAAATGAAAAAGTATCTGAAACACAAAATAGATTGCCTAGCAATGATCCTTACAATTCTTCTAGTAATATTTATAGTAATACCTTTAATGGGTATACATCTAATAGTACAGATGATTCTACCATCAAATAAAAAATAATTATGCAAATATATAACGCTCTAGATATTAAGTCAGGTAAAAAATCTGAATATAATAAAATGGGTACGCTCACGCAACCCATTCAATTTCTACCAAAAGATAAGAAAGATCAAGAGTGGGCTGCTTGGAATTTAGATTGGTTAGAATTACAAGGTCAGAAACAACTACGCAGAAATGCTAGGAGACTGATGAAGAATTACAAACTAGCCAAAGGTCTAATTGATAAGACAGATTATATAGTTGAAGAAGATAATGATTATGCTGATCTTGTAGAGACACTAACAAAACAAGATGAATCTGCATTAGAATTAAAGTTCTATCCTATTATTCCTAATGTTATTAATGTACTAGTTTCTGAGTTTTCTAAAAGAGCAAGTAAAGTTGCTTATAGAGCTGTTGATGAAATGTCTTATAATGACATGTTAGAACAGAAGAGAGCTAATGTAGAAGAAGTATTATTACAAGAAGCTCAAGATAAAGTAATGGCCAGTTTAATAGAAGCTGGTATGGATATAGAATCTGAAGAGGTTAAACAGCAGTTGTCCCCAGAGAGTTTAAAGACTCTACCAGAAATTGAACAGTTCTTTAAAAAAGATTATAGATCTGTTATTGAACAATGGGCATGGCATCAACATCAGGTAGATGAAGAAAGATTTAAAATACAAGAACTAGAAGAATTAGGATTTAGAGATCTACTAATTGCTGATAGAGAATTCTGGCATTTTAAAATGATGGAAGATGATTATGATGTTGAGTTATGGAATCCGTTATTAACATTCTATCATAAGTCACCAGATACACGTTATATCTCACAATCAAATTGGGTTGGTAAATGTGATATGATGACTATTGCTGATGTGGTTGATAAGTATGGTTTTCTAATGTCTCAGGAACAAATAGAATCAATTGAAGTATTATATCCTGTAAGATCATCTGCTTATCCTATTACAGGTATGCAAAATGATGGATCTTATTATGATAATACAAGATCACATGATTGGAATACAAATCAACCATCTCTTGCATACAGACAATTTGTTTCTATGCATGATAATTATATATCAGATGGTAATGATATTGTAAATATGATTCTTTCAGATAGTGAAGACTTATATGATATGGGTTCTGCACATTATTTAAGAGTTACAACTTGTTATTGGAAGAGTCAACGTAAGATTGGACATTTAACAAAAGTTGATATTGATGGATCAATTGTAGAAGATATTATTGACGAATCATATAAGGTTACATTAAAACCAGAGTATGATACTCTACTATTTAAGAATAAAACAAAAGAGAATCTGATTTTTGGAGAACATATTGATTGGATTTGGATTAATGAAACTTGGGGTGGTATTAAGATTGGTCCTAATAGACCTTCTTATTGGGGTATGAATAACCCAGATGGATTATCTCCTATTTACTTAGGTATAACAAAGAATCAAATATCTAAACTACCATTTCAATTCAAAGGTGATCTTTCTTTATATGGTTGTAAACTACCAGTAGAGGGTGCTGTATTTTCAGATAGAAATACTAAGTCTGTATCTCTTGTAGATTTAATGAAGCCATATCAAATAGCATATAACATTGTAAATAACCAAATTGCTGATATCCTAGTAGATGAATTAGGTACAGTAATTATGTTAGATCAGAATTCTATTCCTAGACACTCATTAGGTGAGGATTGGGGTAAGCATAATCTTGCTAAAGCTTATGTTGCAATGAAGACATTCCAAATGCTTCCGTTGGATACTTCCATCACAAACACAGAAAATGCTTTAAATTTCCAACATTATCAAGTTTTAAATCTAGAACAAACACAACGTTTATTATCTAGAATTCAACTTGCTCAGTATTTTAAAACACAAGCATTTGAATCTATTGGTATTACTCCACAAAGAATGGGTAGTGCTGTAGAACAACCAACTGCTGAGGGTGTAAGAGTAGCTGTAAGTAATTCATATGCTCAAACAGAAACTTACTTTACTCAACACTGTGATAACCTAATGCCTAGAGTACACAATATGCGTACAGATCTAGCACAATATTATCATTCAAATAAAACATCAACAAGATTACAGTATTTAACTTCTCATGATGAGAAAGTTACATTTACTGTAGATGGAACAGACTTATTAATGAGAGATCTTAATATATTTTGTACTACTAAAGCTAATCATAGAAATATTCTAGAGCAGTTAAAGCAATTAGCTTTAAATAATAATACTTCTGGAGCATCTATTTATGACTTATCCAATATTATAAAGTCTCAATCTATACCAGAAGTAGATGTTGCTCTAAAATCTGCTGAAGAAAAACAAGATAGGATTAGACAGGAACAAAGTCAAGAGCAACAGAAATTGCAAGAACAACAATTACAAGCAATGGCTGCTGAAAAACAAGCTGAAAGAGATTTTCAAATGCAGGAAAAAGATAAGGATAGACAAACAGATATTATTGAAGCTCAAATTAAATCTGCTGGTTATGGTGCTATGCAAGATATTAATGAGAATAAGCAAAGTGATTATATGGATGTCATGAGAGAAATAAGAGCATCAGATGAATATCAGCAAACAATGTCTTTCAATAATCAGAAAGAGAATAATAAAATGGCTGCTATTAAAACTAAAGATGATCTTAAAAGAGAAGATAATGCTATCAAAAGAGAAATTGCTAATAAGCAATTAGAGATAGCAAGAATCAACAAAAATAAATATGACATGAAAGAAACTATTAAAAGTAAGGAGAAGAAAAAGAATAAATAGCGTTATAATGAGATTTTTGAAATTCAGAAATCAAATTTAATAAGTTTACTCAAATTACTTTTCTTATATTATTCTATAACAAAACCAATAAAACCAACATAAATGAGTCAAGAAACAACTATGCAAACGGAAGTTAAAGAAGTTGATGTAAATATTGATGAGTTATTTGGAGCTACTCCAGGTGCAGAGAGTATTCTGTTACCAGAAGTAGAAGAAAAACCAAATATCTTTTCCAATAAAAAAACTGATCTAAGCTTTCTAAATGAAGAACCAGGTTCTTCAGATGCAACAACTCAAGATGAGGTATCTCAGATTCTTGAGGAAACTATGAGTCAACTAGAAGCTGAACCTACAAAGGGTAGATCTAAAGTTGATAAGAGTGGATTAGTAGATACATTTTCTAAATTAATTGAAGAAGGTTTAATTATGCCATTTGATGATGATAAATCATTAGATGACTATTCTATAAAAGACTGGAAAGAATTAATTCAAGCAAACTTTGAAGAAAGAGAAACAAAAATTAAACAAGATACTCCTAGAGAATTCTTCCAAGCTTTACCACAAGAACTTCAGTTTGCTGCAAAGTATGTATCTGATGGTGGTCAAGATTTAAAAGGTTTATTTAGAGCACTTGCTCAAGTAGAAGAAGTAAGAGATCTTGATGTTGATAATGAGCATGACCAAGAGGTTATTGTAAGAAATTATCTAAGAGCTACACGTTTTGGAAATGATGAAGAAATCAGTGAAGAAATTGATAGCTGGAGAGATATGAATAAACTTGAAGAGAAAGCTTCAAAGTTTAAACCAAAATTGGATAGAATGCAAGAGCAGATTGTTGCACAACAATTAGCTGAACAAGAAAATAGAAAGATCCAACAGCAAGATGCTGCAGAAAGTTATATGGAAAGTGTTTATGAAACACTTAAACCATCAGAACTTAATGGACTTAAGATTGATAAAAAGACTCAGTCTTTATTATATACAGGATTAGTACAACCTGCCTATCCTTCAATTAGTGGTAGACCGACTAATCTATTAGGACATTTATTAGAGAAGTATCAATTTGTTGAACCCAGACATGATCTAATTGCTGAGGCACTTTGGTTATTGGCTGACCCAGAAGCTTATAGAAATGAAATTAGGAAAAATGCCAAGAACGAATCTGTTAAAGAAACTGTTAGAAGTCTTAAGACAGAAGAGCAAAGAAAGCAAACATTTTCTTCTGTAGCTGAAGATGAACCTAAAAGAACTCCTAAAATTCCTAGAAATACAGGTAATTTTTTCAAAAGATAAATAAACAAATAAACAATTATAAACAATTAAACACAATTCAAAATGGCAACACCAGTATTAAACAATGGTATTTTTTTGCGTGACACTAGTTATCAAGCTAGTTCTCACGTTGATTCATATCACTTGGTTAACATGTTAAAGTCATCTGAACCAATGGACATGGGCCCTGTAGATATCTGGGCAATGTCACAAAAAGTTGAGATGCCACTTTACCAAATGTCTAGCTTCGGTGGTAAGAATGTAATTATGGTTGACAATGCACGTGGAGAGTACAAGTGGCAAGTTCCAATTGCCCAAGACTTACCATATGTTATTGAAGACATTGAATCTGGAAACACATCAAAAGGTATTGATGGACAAACTTTCAAGATTAAATTGAACAAGCGCATCTTTGGTCATGGTGATATCATCACTTATGATAAATACAATGGTGCTGAGATGTATGTTGTACCTACAGAAGATATCATCCCTACAGGTGATGGTTTCATCTATACAGTACAACTTGTAAACAATGACAACACTAAATTTTTGGATAACAAATATTTAGTACCAGGAACTAAACTATTCCGTAAAGGTTCTGCAAGAGGTGAGTATGGTGAAAGATTTTCTGATCTTACTTTACAATCAGGTTTCCGTGAGTTCTATAACTATGTAGGTGGTGCAGAAGCACACGTACATTATTCTATTTCTTCACGTGCAGATTTGATGATTAAAGGTGGTATGAATGCTGATGGTACTGTACCTGTAACTGAAATCTGGAGAAACTTTGACAACAATGCTGATCCATCAATTACTAACCTTGAGTCTTTAGTATCTAAAATGGGTAAAGACTATGCAAAACGTGCAATTGAAAATGGTTCATTGAGCCGTACTTTCTTAACACGTCTTGAGTCTGCTCACCTTAGCAAAATTTCTAATGACATTGAATCTTACTTAATGTGGGGTCATGGTGGTAGAATTAAGCAAGATGGTCCAGATGATATGCGTTTATCTGTAGGTCTTTGGAAACAACTTGATAACTCATTCAAGCGTATCTACAATAAAGCATCATTTAACCTTGATCTTTTCCGTAATGAAATTTATAATTTCTTCAATGGTAAGGTTGAGTTCAAAGGTCCAGATCCAAAGCGTCAAATCATTGTACAAACTGGAATGGGTGGTATGAAAATGGTTAATGAAGCTATTAAGAAAGAAACAGTTAATTCTGGTCTTGTAATTCAAGCTGCTGACATTGGAGCAATCACTGGTCAAGGTATGGACTTGAATTTTGGTTTCGCTTACACTTCTTATGTTATTCCATTCTTGGCTAACGTTAAATTTGTATTGAATCCAGCATTTGATAATGTTCATACTAATGACATTGAGAATCCAATCATTGATGGTTATCCACTTTCTTCATTCAATTTCATTGTATTTGATATTACTGATAATACAAATGATAACTTGTTCTTGTTGAAACTTAACTGGGATAATCAATTGAAATGGTGGTACCAAAATGGTACAATGGATTACATGGGACGTAACCAAGGTTTCCAGTCTTCTGGACAATTCAATGGTTACCGTGTTATGATGACTCAAACAATGCCAGCTATTTGGGTTAAAGATCCAACTAAAGTGTTGAAGATTGTTATGAAGAACCCAATCACTGGTGGTTCATTCTAAACAATGAAGTATTAAACAGGGGAGGGAGCAATTCCTCCCCTTTATACTTTTAATTAAAAATTATATTACATTTGAATAATTAAAACTAAAACCAAATAAAATGAGTGTAACTATTGTAGAGAAATATCCTAGTAATAAATCTGGGAATATTTCAATTAAACCATATTTTGAATCTAGTGTTTCTAATATGGGTTTAGAAAATTATGGAATGAATGTTTTTGATGGAGTATTCCATGAAGAACAATTAACTTGTATTGAAATTAACGGTATCAAAAGATACCTTACTGGATTAAATGAATTTGCTGCTGAAGTTAAGTTACTTCCAGAAGATGAAAAGGAAGCTAAAATAAAAGAGATTAGATCTATTGTATCTGAACTTGAAAAAGATCTTGCAGCTAATTATGTTGATCCAACTGATAAAGAATTCTGGAATAAATTAAAATTACTTAAACCAGATAATCATGAGTTTTGGGAAAAGATTGTACTACGTGTAGGAAATGAACCTACTTTTTTAAATCCTAAGACAGATCCTTATGATTTAATTAAACTAATTGCAATTAATGCTGGTGGTTTTTCTCTTGTGGCAAAAAGTTATGATGCTGCTAGACATATGCCAACTCCTCCTAAATTTTATTTAGATAAGCATGAAGAAACAGTAAGTACTAAAACTGAATATAAAAAGATTCGTAATAAGGCACTTGCAGAACTTCAGAAACTATTTGATAAGAATACTAATAAGTTATTCTTAGTTGCTAAAGTTGTTGATATTGATTCTGTTCAATATAAAAAATCAACTCCTAATGATATCCTATTTGAAAATATGGATAGACATATTAGTGGTAATGGTTCTGAAGATAATAAGAAAAAAGCAGC